ACCCTGAAAGGATCAGGAGATGAACGCTGATTACGAAAACCATGAACAATATATGAAAAGGATGAGTGCAGAAATGGATGCTAAATCCAGACAAGTTGGTGGTAACCACTACCAATTACCTATACAACCTATTGATTTCATTGTAAAAAATGATATACCATTCAGAGAAGCGAATGTTATTAAATATGTTGTAAGACATAAAAGTAAAAACGGCAAGAAAGATCTTGAAAAAGCAATGCACTATTTGCAAATGCTAATAGAAGATTATGATGCCTGAATGGGTACAATACTGGCTTGTAGTCATGGTAACAATTAACACTACAGTAAACCTAATTGTATTCTTTAAAGGGAGAAAGTTTAAATCATGACAGAACTACACACATTCTGGGGGAATGGTCAATATTCTGACAGGAAATCCCACGTGTTCAAAGAATTGACAGGTTATTCAGTTCTTATGATTAAAGGAGAAACCGTAGTTGAAGATCGACTTATCGAAGGACACTCAGAGCAATACGCAGAAGACTGTGCAGAAAACTGGGTGCTAGGTGTAATCCCATGAAATCAGACAGGGGGAAGGTTGATCATGTAACAGGTAAACCGTTTAAAAGGTTTAAATGTATTGAATGTGGTGTAGAAATACTAACCGTATCAATAGATAATGGATATAAAATCTGTCCTAAATGCGACATAAAGAAAGCAGAAAACAGTGGATGAAGAACTTAGTAAACAAGTAAAGAAAATCAGAAGGCGTAGGAAAATACTTGACCGATACAAAATAGCTAAAGGCTGTATTGATTGTGGGTATAACGAAAACCCCTACGCTCTTCAATGGGATCACAGAGATCCTACAGATAAACTATACACACCTCACAGGATGGCTTCTTGTAGTATCAAAAACATTATCAAAGAAGCCCGTAAATGCGACATTCGTTGCGCTAACTGTCACACAATCAGGTCAGTAAAAGAAAAACACTACCTAGAAAGAAAAGCTTATGAAACTAGTATATGATATTGAAACCGATGGTTTTGATGCAACAAAAGTATGGTGCCTTGTAGCACATAACTTAGATACTGGATCAACTTACAAATTCAGTGATTATGATAACTCAATCCCATCAATGGACGATGGTTGCGTTATGCTAAACAATGCAGAGGTTTTGATCGGTCATAACATTATCGGATTTGATAATTTAGTTATGGAAAAACTGTATGGATTGAAACTAAACGAAAAGAAAATATACGATACCTGGATTATGTCTCAGGTATTGCAATACAAAAGACCTCACAAGCACGGCCTTAAGGGTTGGGGTGAGCACCTCAGCAATTCTAAAATTGAATTTGATGAGTGGGACAACTACTCTAAAGAAATGCTTAGGTACTGTGTACAAGACGTAAAGCTAAATGCAGATGTGTTCAACCACCTAATGGTAGAATACAAAAAGATTGCTGCTAAAAGACCAGCTATTAAAGAGGGTCTTCTGATTGAGCATGATACAGCCAAGTTTAATGCACGTGTAAAGACTCGTGGTTGGAACTTTGATGTTGTAAAAGCAAAGAAGAACTTAAAAGCTATGAATGTTCGTATGCTTGAGATTGAAAACATTCTTCACCCACAATTGGGTACGCATAAAGTATACATAGATAAAGTAGAAAAGTTTCCTAAGTTCAAAAAGAATGGAGACTACACAGCGGTAACTGCACGTTTGTTGTCTGACTTTTACAATAAAGAAATTAAAACAACCGACATACACGTTCACGCAGCAGGAGAACCCTTCCAACGTTTCACTGTTGAGCAGATTACTCTTGGTTCTATGGAGCTTGTTAAAGAGTGGTTGCTTACAATTGGGTGGAAACCCGATGAGTATAATCGTAAGAAAGTAGGCCGAGAGTGGGTTACTGTTGGTCCAAAGATTACTGATACATCTCTAGAGAAACTAGGGGATCTTGGTAAAATGATCAGCGAGTACTACACCCTTCGTAATAGAAGCTCTGTTATTAAGGGCTGGCTTGAGGCTCTTTCCGATGGTCGCATCCACGGTAACATGTGGACTATTGGCACTCAAACATTCCGGTGTCGTCATGAAGTTATTGTAAACCTTCCAGGAGTAAATGCCCCGTGGGGTAAAGAACTAAGGGAACTGTTTATACCTGATGACAATTGGAAAGTTGTAGGTGCTGATAGTTCTGGTAACCAACTAAGGGGTCTGTGTCATTACGTAGGCAATGATGAGTTTACTAATGAAGTTATCTATGGTGATCAACATCAACGAAACGCTGATGCTCTTGGTTGCTCTCGCCCCATTGCTAAGAACTACCTATACGCATACTTATTTGGCGCTGGTGATGCTAAGCTTGGTTCTATTCTAACTGGTAAGCCTAATGCTAATGCTGGTAAGAAGTCTCGTGAAGACTTTGCCAAAGGTATTAAAGGATTGGCAGAGCTAAAGAACAGACTGGGAGATGTATGGCGCAGCACTCAGTATGCTACAGGTGAAGGCTGGTTTCCTGGTCTTGATGGTCGTCCTGTGTTTGTCTCTGGTGAATACCAGGCCCTAAACTATCTTCTGCAAACAGCAGAGGGTATTACATGTAAGTCTGCACTTTCTTATGCTATGAATAAGATTGATGAAGAAGGACTACGTGCAGAGCCACGACTGTTCTACCATGACGAGATCGCCTATGTAGCACATCCAGATGATGCTGATCGTGTTGGTGAAATCTTACAAGAGTCATTTAAAGAAGGACCAAAGATGTTTGGTGTAACTTGTATGGAAGGTGGAGATTATGTCATTGGCAGCAGTTATGCAGACGTACACTAATATAAAGGAAGTACCTTATGAACCATCAATTGAATATCCAGGGTACACCGTATCCTTCCACCCAAAACCAGATGATATTGAACCGAGAGAATGGTTTGATGTATTGCGTTACCACTATACTGCAAACGGATATATCATTCTCCACCTACTCGCAGCAGTTGAATACGAAAGAGACCCCCTCAACCCCTACCCCTTAACTAATAAAGTAAAGGATTGGGGAGTTGAAGTAATCTACAGATGAAAGGAAAAGATAATGGCACTAGCACTAATTGATGCCGACTCTATCTACTTCAGGGCTGCTTATAGCAACTCTGATGAAGTAGAAATACGAAAGGTGATTGACTTCACCGTAAATGAATGCATGGCTTACGCCTTCTCAGAGCCTCATGAGTGCCGTGTAGCGCTTAAAGGTAGGGGGAACTACCGGAAAGACCTTTACACCCCCTACAAGGCCTCCAGACCCGCCTTAACGGACGAAGTAAAGAAGTCCCTTAACTATGGTCACAACTATATGAAAGAAAAGTGGGGTGGTGTAGAAGCTGACGGGATGGAAGCAGATGATCTAGTATGTATATGGGCTTATGAAGCTCGTGAAATGGAACTAGACTTCCTAATTTGTGGTATTGATAAAGATCTTAAACAGATACCTGGTCATCACTATAACTACACTAAGAAAACCCATGAGTTTGTAGATGATGACAAAGCAAACATGAACTTGATGCTGCAATGTTTGACTGGTGATACTAGTGATAATATCCCAGGCATTAAGGGTATCGGTCCAAAGAAAGCTGAGAAGATCCTATCAGGAGTACCAATGGGTCAACGCTGGGAAAAGGTTGTCGCTGCATGGAAAGAACATAATGCAGGTGATCCTTGGCTTAGTCGTAAACTACTTACTATGCTGACCACATGGGATGAACTAGAGGAGATACAAAAGAATGGAGGAGATGAGTCATTACTTCTCAATAAAACCTCTGAGTGCGAACAAGATGTGGAACCGAAGGGGGAAGACAACGTTCAAGTCAGCGGATTATCTGGAGTATCAGAACAACATTCGGGATGAACTAATAGGAACTGACTGGCCCTTTGGGGTTGGTCAGGTTACCTTTGATATAACAGCAGGTCTCTCAAATAAAGGAGCAGATCTGGATAATGTAATTAAACCAATATTAGACACATACCAAGGAGTGTATGAAGAATTCAATGACAATAAAGTTTACAACATCAAACTTGAAAAGCGAATTGTTAAACGAGGAGGAGAATTCCTTGACATCAGAGTACGAGAGTATGAAAGTGATCAAGCAGAAGAGACTCAACAAGAAACGAGAAGCGAGTTACAAGAGAAAACTAAATCGTCAAGCTAAAGAAGAAAGATGGAATTAAATGGATGATGAAAGAAGATATGTAAAAGGACCATGCCCATTCCCTGGGTGTGGTAGTTCAGATGCGTTTGTATCGTACAGCGATGGAGTAGGTCACTGCTTCAGCTGTGGTAAATCAAAGAAAGTGAAAGTTGAAATGGATGCCTATACACCTACCTCCTTTGTGGAGCTTACTAAATTCTCCGATATACCTTCTTATCGTAGCTATTCTATTACTTCTCGTGGTATCACTAAAGAAGTAGTTGATCACTTTGGTGTGAAGATGAGCGTGAGTGAAACTGGAATGCCAGAATCTCATTATTATCCGTACACAAAAGACGGTAAATTGGTTGCTTACAAAGAACGAAAACTACCTAAAAGTTTCCACATTCATGGTGACTTTAAAGATGTAGACCTGTTTGGTCAGTCTTTCCCAGGAATTGGTAGAAAGAAAATCATTATCACTGAGGGAGAACTAGATACACTAGCAGTGGCTCAGTCTATGATAGATAACTCTGGAAAGATTTGGGGTTCTGTTGTGTCGATACCATCAGCAACTGGGCTAAGAACATTACTAGAACAAAGAGAGTGGGTAAACCAGTTCCAAGAAATTGTTCTGTGTTTTGATCAAGATGATGCTGGTCAGGCTGCACTTGAAAAAGCTGCAAAGATGTTTGATGCTGGTAAAGTAAAGATTGTAAAGTTACCAGAAAAAGATGCCAGTGACACACTAATAAAACATGGACCTAAGATCTTAGACAATTGTATATGGAGAGCGCACACTTGGTCTCCTGCAGGTATTGTAACTGGTGAGGCTGTGTGGGATCAATTCAAAGAACGTCAAGATGTAGAGTCTGTTCCGTATCCAGATTGTCTTTCAGGTCTTAATGAAAAACTAAAAGGAATACGATATGGTGAGATTACTTTGTTTACCTCTGGCACTGGTAGTGGTAAGTCTACTGTCATTAAAGAGATTGTTCTTGACCTTCTTGCTAAGACAAGTGATAAGGTTGGACTCATTAGTCTGGAAGAAAGTGTTGGAGATACAGCCGAAAAGTTTATCTCCATGCAGCTTAGGCGTAACATCATGGATACTCCATCGACTGATGAGGATGAACTCCGTAGAGGATATGAAGCTGTGTTTGGTGACGAGCGACTGGTTCTCTTGGATCATCAAGGCTCCGTTGGGGACTCATCTCTTATCGAAAAGATTGAGTACATGGCCCTTATGGGTTGCAAGTACCTCGTTCTTGATCACATTACTATCGCGGTATCGGAAGGGTCTGAGGGACTATCTGGTAACGAAGCGATTGATAAAGTAATGTCTGACTTACTTAAAGTTGTAAAAAAACACAATGTATGGTTGGGTCTTATCAGCCACCTACGTAAAGCCCAAGGGGGTAAGAGTTTTGAAGAAGGGAACATCGCATCTATCGATGATATCAAAGGCAGTGGCTCGATCAAGCAGATCTCGTTCGACATCATTGCCTTTTCACGAAACCTTGTCGCAGAGTCAGAGTCAGAACGAAACACAATCAAGTTCAAAGTACTCAAGTCTAGATTCACAGGACTCACAGGACCTGCCGGAAGTGCTGCGTACAACAATAAGACAACAAGATTAGTAGCAACAGGAGGTTTTGATGACTACTTTACAGTTTGAAATAACACTAATAGATAGTATGGGGAGTGACCTAGCAGTAGTAAATGCTGCTAGAGTCTCCTTTAATAAAAGATCTGAATATGAAACAATTGAAGTTGGTTATGATGAGGACAGTCCTCCTTGCGAACCTCACACTGTTAAGGGTTTAAATACTAAAGATAAAAAACTAATTAAATATTTAGCAGAGCATGGGCATTGGACACCCTTCAGTCAAGTACAATATCAAGTACGTATAAAGGCACCTATCTTTGTAGCAAGGCAGTGGTTTAAACACATAGTAGGTATTACTCGTAATGAAGTATCACGAAGATATGTAGACACAACACCAGAGTTTTATGAACCAAAGTCATGGAGAGCAAAGCCCACTGACGGTGCTAAACAAGGGTCTAGTGGTGATGCTGAGTCTCAATACTTCCCTAATAAATACTTAAAAGAGATACACGAAAATGCTATCACATGCTACGAAAAGATGTTAGCTCAAGGTATTTGCCCTGAACAAGCACGTATGATTCTACCACAATCAATGATGACAGAGTGGGTAGAAACAGGATCACTGGCTGCTGCTGCTCGTATTTATAAACAACGAACAGATAGTCATGCCCAAGTAGAAATACAAGAACTAGCCAATCAGTTTGGTGAGTGTATAGAAGACATCGCCCCTATAAGTTGGGGGTGTTTAACATAACAGAAAGAGGATTGTATGAATCCATTCGATCAAATCTCAGAGTACCTAGTTGATAAGGTCTCAAGGGTTAATCCAAATAACCCTAAGGCAAACTCAGGTGGTGTACTTCTGAGATTGTATAAAGAATATAAAGAGGATATGCCACGACTAGTTAATGTGGCTTTCCAAACAATACAAATGAGATTCACCTACGATACCTCAGATAGTCCTGCAGGGACTGCCCAGTTGACAGCTGTATCTACAGCAATAGGTCAACGTATTGCACGTGTAATTCAAAGGGAACCCCCTGGGTTACCCTGGAATATGCATGTTAGACTAGGTGATCTCTTCATAGAAGCGTTCTATAACTGTGGTTACATTGATATCTACTATCCTAAAACAAGGGATACTAGCTATATTGTGTCGGCTACAGCAAAGTGGATCGACTTAGCAGATATCCCTGAGGCTATGCTAAGGATAGCGCTAAACCATACGGTTCTATCAAGACCAGAAAAGATCTCCAAGATCATTCAAGCAGACGGAGAACCTGTAATAAAAGAGTGGACTGAAGAGGACAACGCACAGTTTACACCTATGTTAGAAACACCTTGGATTACTTCTGTAGATAAACTTCAACGTACAGGCTGGAGAATTAACCAACGTGTATACGATGCTCTAATAGCTAACAAAGATTCATTCATATCATCAACACCTGTAGAGGATAACGATGCTAAGGAAATGAAACGAAGAAGCAAGCTAGTAGAGTGGGGGTTTATTACGACCAAGGCTAAGCTGCTATACGATCAAGACGTATTCTATCAGTATATGCAAGCAGATTACAGAGGACGACTATACTACTCAGAGTCTTTCTTAAACTACCAAGGCTCTGATCTAGCCCGTGGAATGATGACCTTTGCTAGGGGTAAGCCTATGACAGAGGACGGACTCTTCTGGCTAGCGGTTCATACTGCAAACAGCTTTAACCAAAGCTACAATATTGATGAAATCCCAGAGTGGTGTGAAGCTGACTATGTGAAATACCTAAAGGATGAAAACCTAGAGTCTATCAGTGTTGATAAGTTTACTCTTGAAGACAGAGTGCGTTGGACTAATGATAACATGGAAGTTATTATTGAGATGGGTAGAAAGTCTATTGTGGCAAACATAGCTGAAAAAGCTGTGTCATTTCTTTCCTGTTGCTTAGAATGGTTTGATTACCAACGAGCAGTCAAGGATAACAGAATCCACATAAGCCACCTTCCAGTGCCCGTGGACGGGTCTAACAATGGTTGGCAGCATCTAGGTGCTATTTCTAAAGACAGCCAGACAGGGAGGCTTGTAGGCCTGATTCCGGTAGACATACAGCATGACTTCTATGTGCAAACTGCTAAGCAGCTTTACCAGTTAACAACTGATGAAAGGCTCAAGGGTATACTAGATCAAATGCCAATGAAACATATCCGAAAGGGTATCTCTAAACGTGGCAGTATGACTAGAGCATACTCAGCTGGTGCAAAGAAGATCGCTGAGAATATGTTCTTTGATTGTAAGGCCGAAGACTTTCATGTGGAGTATGGGATTACTCAAGATGACTGTGACAAATTAGCTAAGCTGTTAATCAAAGCAATCAACATGGTCTGCCCTGGACCCCTCCACACTATGGCGTACCTACAAAAACTAGCCCAGTATGAGATAGGTGAGTACGCAAAGTATGACAAGTATGATAAACCCGCTGGTCCTGACTACAAACAACTAGTAAAAGACCAGAAGGCTTTGTACACTAAGAAAGATAAAAGCGATGAGGATATAGAACTTCTCAATGAACTTACAGTCACTCTTAGATCATACCAAAGCAAACTTGTACACGGTAATGGTAGGAGTGAACTTAAATGGGTAACCCCATCAGGGTTTAATGTAGTCTATCAAAACTTTACTACAACTACGAGAAAGTGTAGAGGTACTATAAGTGGATACAAGTCTGAATCTAAAGGGCACAAAGGAGTAAACCATGTGGCAAGAGTACCTACGAAGACCCCCGATATTCGCGGATTTATGTGCGGGGTTAGCCCTAACTATATCCACAGCCAAGACGCAAGCCATATGGCCTTGGTTATTGAGGAATGGAATGGTGATTTCGGAGCAGTGCATGATTCCTTTAGTACTCATGCATGTGATGTCGAGTCACTATTAGCGAGGACTAAACAAAGCTTTATCGAAATGTATGATAAAGAAAATTACTACGACTTGATACAACAAAACATCATTACTGATGCTACTAACCTTGACGTAGAGCAACCAGAGCTAGGCGACCTAGACGTAACACAGATCTATGAGTCTGATTACTTCTTTGCCTAAGGAGAAACCAATGAGCGATAAAAAATCGTACAACTACTTGGCTCTACGTGGAGCACCAGTAGATGATATGGAGTATGTGGATACCTTTGGGCTAGACCCAGAGTCTGCATACTCAAATAAAATTAACGAAGACATGCTACAGTATAATTATAAACGAGCAGTAGAAGACGGTATGGAACCTGAACAAGCTGCACAAATAAAGAAAGATGCTGAGCGTGACATCAGAGAGCTACTGGCTAAGAACGGTATGCTTAAATAAAAAAGCCCCTACTAGTTTCCTTAATTGGATTCTAGTAGGGGTATTTTTTTTATTCTAGTGATCGTAATATTGAAACACACCAAAGTTACCGTCTGCAATCTGCTTTTCTATTTCAGATTTGAGAGCAGCCTTATCTCTGTTAGTCTCTGCAATCATCTTATTAAGTCTGTTTTGCATGTTTAACTCTTTTCTGAACGCCTGAACAAAAGCCCTTATGTGTCGCACAGTAGGTTGTGCGGGTGGGCTTTTAGGGTTATAACCAACAGCAATCATAGCGTCTTCAATTCGCTTTGTAGCTTCCTCTACCTCTGGGTGTTTTTCAATAAGTTTATTATCCTTATCAACCACGGGGAGATCAAGCACCTTAGAAAGTTTATTCATAAGGTTTGAGCTTGTTGATTTTCCATCTTCTTTTGTTTGTTCTAAAAGATACCCAGCCATACTCCATTCGTTCTCTGTAAGAGCATCATTAGGGTCTCGTCCACTGTATCTTTCATCAAACTTAGATCTAAGATTGTTTAATGCATCAGAGGTCTTTTCAAGATATGACCACTGCATGTTTAAGTCTAACCAGTTTTGGTTGACTTCTTCAAGTACAACATCATATCCCATAGCATCAACCTTAAAGGCATCATAAATAGTATGAAGATATGGAGCACCACCAGAGGCTGCTTCAAGCCTAGACCAAGATTTCCCACTAGCTGTACGAATAACCGTAGCAGCATCTAGGGATTGAACAGGGGCTGGTACAGATCCACCATATGCCCTCTCTCCAGGGATACTTACATCATCCATAAGTCTTGGAGCAGCTGCAGTTAGTTCATCTCCAAAGCGTCCTACCTTTCTTTGGTTGTATTTACCATCAGACCAAACCTTGTAAGCATCTCCCTCAATGTATCCTGTAGTAGCAGATCCACCAAGATTAAGAGAAGTCCCTGTAGGGGATTCAATAGTAAACAACTCATTAGAAAGAGCATGAAGCATAGCTGCTCCCCGCATAACATTACGGGACTGCAAGGCCCTTTTGTCAAGAACCTGAACAAGGGATGGTACATACTTAGCATGAAGTATTTCAACCAAGGCATCTCTTCCATCCTTAGTATCAGATGTAAGGGCTTCAACAGCTAATGCTACCTCATTATAGTTAGATCCTTCTGCTGCTTTTTCTTGTTCCATAAGATCTAAGTATTCACGAATGTCACGTTTAAAAGAATTCAACTCTTTCCCATAACCAAACGTCATAGTGGTAGCCTTATTCAATGCACGAATACTAAACACTTCAGTTGCAATATTATGCAAATACTCACCAACTTCACCTGTGTGTCCATCAAATCCATCATCTAGATTAGCTAACAAAAGATTTGCTAACTCGTCACGTATGTCTTCATTATTATCAATGGAAGAAGTGTTTTGACTTCTTAGCACACCTGTTCTTTGAGCAACAGACATAGATCCCATTTGCATACCATTAGATGCTAGACCATTGGTTTTACCATCCATATACGCATTAAAGAAAGAAGGAAACTGATAGTTACCGTCTGACCTACCTGCTAATTTATCCGAAGCAGCACGAGTCTTTACTTCATAATAGTTTGCAAAGTCAATGAGTCCATCAATATATGCTTGACCATCTTCTCCTTGTTTCTTAATTGTTTCTAACAACTCTGGATCTAAATCAGAAGGTAGCTGTGGAATCTGTGGAAAGTTTGGATCATTAACTGAAACCCCATCTTCAATAGCTTGAGATATCTCTTCAATCTTAGAATCAGAAACACCATCAACAGCAGCCCGTAAAGATATACCCCACTTAACTAGTTGTGGTGTAGCAATCTCTAACATGCTTTCTCTTTCTGATGGAAGTTTAGGCCCCGCCCCTTTTACAAGATGCATAGCGTACATCTGTCGAAGGTTACGTTCAATACGTCTTCCTGTTCCTGTCTTTGAATCTACCAACGAAGGCTTAGCATTACGAGTAACAAACCTAGCAGTCTTAGACGTTGTAGGGTCAAGGGTAGACTGTTGCGGAGCAATACGAGTATTGAATGCTTGAACATAATATGTAAGGTAATTAGCCCCCTTACGCTCTAAGGCAATACCGCGCAAGTCTTGAGCCAAATCATTTATTAAATTATTATATTCTTGTGTTGCGTTTGCAGTCTCTTGTTCTGTTGGGCTTCCTGTTTTAGCAGCAGCCTTAGCCAGAAACTTATTTAGTTTATCTTGACCAACATGATTTAGAGATGCATAAAGAGTATCAGGGGGTGCCTGTCCAAGTAACACAGGAAGCGCCGTAAGATATAGGATCTTAAGCCTACGAGGATCAACAACGTTAGCTACCTTGTTTAGATTAGCCATTGCTTGATTAAGCTCTTGGGTTCCTGTAAGACGACCTGCCCTAGAAGACACTTTACGAGTAGCCTTTTCTGCTTCACCTGTAAGTTTTACACCTGAGTTCTTTTGGGTTCTTACTTGTTTTCCAGGGAACATACGCTTACGTCTAGCTGCCCCTTGCTTTAACATATCGGCACCGTGTTTTGTCAGAGTAAAATACACTTGACCGTCATTTGCTTTTTGTCTTACAAGAAAGTTCTTACCATCAACAGTTTTATTTGCTGCCCAGTATAACTCTTTTGCCATGTCTCCAAGAGCAATAGCTTCTTCTGCACTTATGTCTTGGTATTCATCTGTTGGCCTACCCTCTGCTTTATTACGCAACCTTTGGAATTCTCTGCTTATTCGTGTTCCTAAATCACGATTGGCTTTAGCTTTTGAAAAGGGTGTCGATTGGGCTATCTCTTCTTCTGTTACGTTTTGAACTTCACCATCATCATTGATAGCAGTTTCTCCAGGGTTTATATCAAGAGATGTCGGCTCACTAAATGATAGTTGTGAAATAGTATCTTCAGCAACAACAGACATTGTTTGAAGAAAATCCCTACTTGGCATTTGAGATTGTGCGTCATAAGCCCCAAGAGAGTTAAGTGTGTTTAAAGCCACATTATTTTTAGCAGCAGATGTTAGACCCCCAAATCCAATATTCTTTTCGCTAACCTGATTAGACAAATTTCTAGCACGAGCCACAAGACCACCGTCTGACATAGGCCCAGACGTAACATCTGAAGCAGCATCCTCTGCTACAACAGCATTAAAGAACCACTGACCTGAATCTTCTTCAGTGCGTTCATTAAGCGGCTTAACAATATTCTTCTTTGCTTCAGCCCGTTCTAGTTGTTTTTGATTAAGACGTTTAGGATTAGCTTCTAACTCAGCAGTTGCAATAGCAGCAAGCTCAGGGACTACAGGAGAACCTTCTGCTACAGCCTCTTGTACTTGTTCGCCCACTTGCTCTGCCTGTTGTTGTACATTGTCTTGGGTAGTCTCAGCCACAGGTTGAGCAGCAATCCTATCAAAAACACTTCCAGAAGTAGGAGAGACCGGAGCCTCCCCTTCTTGCTGTACCATATTAGGGTCTACTTCAGGGGCTGCAGTTACCATAGTTTCTTGTAGTTTTTCTACAGCACTAGGAGTCCTGTTAATTATTTGACGTTTTGCCATTCTCTTCCCCTTTATAATCCCAATCGTATAAGTTTGAAAGTCTTTCAGCACCACCAACGATGCCGATAAACGGAACCAGCTTACTTGCTTGTTGAGCAGCGCCGCCAACATCACCAGTGCCGAGATTAGTTAATGTCTTTGCAACACGTTTGACTGTTCCTGCAGCAGGTGCTTCACCACTTACTGTATTCCAAGCCCACTCTAATGCGTTGTCAGACCTTTGTTCATACAAAGGAAAGAACTGATCAAAGACACGTTCTCCAACACCCATCAATCCAGACGCACGTATACCACGCTGGACATACTCACCTGTGTCAAGGTATGGATTACCAAGTGTTTTTAACTCATCTTCATCCCTGTCTCCAAACTTAATTAAGTCTTTAAGATATTGAGATGCAAAGCCTAACATAATCATTGTGCACATAACTGCAAAAGCATTGTACTTCATTGAAGGAGTACCACGCTTAACATACTCACCCCATAGTTTAGGAATGTGGTTAGCTGTAAATGTAGCAATGAATCCTTGGAACTGTGTAAACAAAGCAAACCTTGGATCTTGGTAGATCATTGGTCTATTAGCCACAGTCGGCAAGGCAACAGCGTCATTAATAAAATTAAATGCACCTGTTCTCATATTGGCTTCACGTTTTGCCTCTAACTCTGGAGACAGAAGTTCATTAGGACCTGCCCTTTGATCTGCACGATAGACTTCTACAGCATCATCAACGTTTACACCGATGTTTCTTAAAGCCTCTTCTGCTTCTTGAACTTCATTAGTTTTAGGTAAACCTGTTTCTCTAGCTTCAGATATAGTTTTTGTGTGATCAAACATATAGTCAGCCGCAATAGACCCACGAATAGCACGGGTCATGTTTGTCCAGCCTGTAAGACCTGTCATTTTAAAGAACAACTTATAGTACTTTTCATGCACTGGGTTCATTTCTGTAACACCAGTAACTGTAGCAGCACCAACGTCCCATTCATAATAACCAAGACTGCGTATTAGTTCTTGACCACGTGACTCACTAGTTACCCCTGGATCTTTAAGAACAGCAGTGTTTCCTGCAAATCTAACAGCATCTGAAATAACCTTTGCTAGTTCCTTACCAAAAGACGCTAGACTTGTGTCACCAGATGTGGCCCCTTTACGACCATATATTTGTTCTGCCGTAAGAGCACGACCTGCTAACGCAAGTTCTACAATAGAAGCTACTGTAGCAAGACCTAGAGTTGCTATTGTTGTAACAAACATAAGGTTCTTTTGGATTCCAACTGCTAGCTTACCGTCTTTGCTTGTTGGACGTTTATAGTTTCCTGATTCAGCATCTAGAAAATCTTTAAGGCCCATAGCTATTTCATTTACTTTTTCTCTAGGAACACCTTCATTTTCCATCTGTTGCAATTGTGCTGCTAGGATTTCACCATTCTTACCAATGTACTTACGATGTGTTACAAAACGTGCAGCAGACTTAGCAGCAGTAGACATGTTAGCAAAGATGTCTTGCTCCATAAACTCATTAAAGGCATCTTTTTCAGACAAACCAAGAGTTCTTTCTCTGTGTGCCGTAGGAACAATACCCCCTTTAGTTACAGAAAAATCATCGTCAAGTAAACTAAGATCATTCATTTCAGGGTTATCTAAAATCTGATCAGTTAGTTCTTTAGCTTGAGGAACACTAAGGTTAGCCTCTTGTTGTAGGGCTGCTTCAAAACCTGCACGATTCTTTTTAATAGCTACCTTATCAAGAGATTTAAATCTTAAAAGATAGTTATCAACATAACCAAGCTCTTTCCCTTTACCTTCACGTTTTACGTACTCATTCTGATCTCTGTGCATTGTATCAGACATCTCATTCATTTGAGAACCTAAAAGAATAAGTGCTTGCTTTTTATGTTGGGGCAAAGTCATGTTTTCAATTACAGAAGGATCGAATGTTTTTGTCTCATTGTTAATTGCACTACGAAGAATAGAATACATTTCATTACTTATTTCTTTTCTTCTTGTAGCACTGGATATTTTACCATCATTCCAAATACTGTAAAAACTTGATGGCTCTGGAACCATGTTTTTATATGTGGCTACTAGGTTAAACTTAAAGTTTTCAAATCCATTACCACTAAATACTTTTTGAAGACCACCACCCATTGATTCTTTTAGGAACCTAGCAGCCCTTGACTTATCAAGAACTTCATCAGGAAATAAGTAGTTAACAGAGCCTCTCCAAAATTTAGGAAGCTTAGCTAGTCCTGCAGCAATTGACTGTCCAATACTACGGTCTACTTTTTTACCTTTATGCTCTTGTTCTCGTATGTCTAAGGGTTCAAAATAGTTACCATCAACTGATACTATTTCTCCTGTTTCTTCATTATAAAACTCTGTATCCCCAATACCATCAGCAATATCATCTAGTCCTTCTTCAATAGAGATAACACGATTTTCAGGATTATTAGCACGTTCTTCTTCAGCGTATCGACCAGCATCAGAAAGCCTTTTAGCATCTGCAGGTGCTTGACGTACTGCAATGTCTGCCCAGATCCCTGCATTAACAGCGGCCCCTGGGGCTGAGAAAGATGTACCAAGAACACCACCTGCAATAGCACCATCAATCATCCTGTCTGTAAGTTCATTATAATCAAAGACCTTATCAGAGCCAAGAGTAGCTGCAGTGTACGCAGTTGCTTCTTGAAGTCCTTCAGTGACTGCCTCACCAGCACCACCAATAATTCCACGAGTTGCTAAATCTTTAAAGATAGCCTTACCTGTAAGCTGTGACTTAGCGGCATTAGCAGCATCTTTAGTGAAATCAGCAATAGTCTTTTTACTAGCGTTAGATAGCATTGCCTGTGCAGCCTCAAGAGTCAACCCCTTGCCACCTTCTGATACAGGTTTTTGCAATTCTTTTAAGGCTTTGTTAAGAACCTCTTTAGTTGGGCTACCTGCCTTAAACACAAGACCAATACCAAGGCGATCAAAAGTACCTTGAAGAATGCCAGAAGTTACAGCAACACCAATATTCTTTTCACCTTCCATTTCATTATAGGTTTGACCTGCATAAATAGCAGAGGGTGCAAGCATACTAGCGCCTAGTGTTACGGCACCTGTTACAGCAGCACCTGCCCCTAGAGCACCTGCAGCAGTTCCTACAAGAGGAGCAGCTAAAGCAGACCCTGCAGCAATCATCATGTATGGGAGAGACATAGCAGCATTGTTAACAACGTAATCAATACCACTAGAGATATCATCTACGTCACGCCAATCAACAATACGGGTTGCATATTCTGAAAGCCTTCTGCGATTACGTTCAACACCCATTTTACCTACACGGGAATGATACTCGTTATCTGTAAGATCACCCCACATGTTTTGAAGACCAGCCATAGCTTCATCTACACCAATCCAAGCCTGTTCCCATGAATCAGAATAAGGGTTAAGAGCTTCATTAAGAAGTGTCCTATCCTTAGCCCTGCTTGCAACCCTGTTCATGTCATAGTAACTAGACACACCAGATGCTTGAGCACGGGCTAGTTCTTCTTCATTATGGGCAACCTTCTTTAAACCATACTGACGAAAGCCCTCTTTACGCATAGCCTCTTCAATGTTTGTACGAGCAAGATCCCATGAAGATTCGGTAGGTGCATTTTCAAGATCCATTTCTTGAAGATTCTCTTGATCTCTTCTAAGTTGACCAAGTTGATAAATGTCTGCTTCAATATCAGAAGACCACTTTGTAGGTTTAAGAACACCCTCAGATAGCAAACGACTAGAAAATGTTTCACCTTGATCATTAATAAAGTCAGCAATGATACGACCATTTGGGTCTCTTAAGATTTCTCCATTCTCATCTAGTCTAGGCTTTACATTATTGTATCCAAACTCATTCATAAGTTTAGAGACTTCCGCTGTTGATGTTGAACCACCTGCAGTCCCTGCTTGAAACTCACCACCAACATAGCGATCAATCTCTGCAGTATCGACACTGGCAAGTCTGTATTTTTCACCAGTGTCGTTATCTACAGCAGTATCTCCATCCAAAAGGGACATGTTAGTTCCTTCAATAAAATTAGAAGGTTTCTCAGCAATCCTATCGAATATTGACATACTATTCTCCTTACTATGTTAAGATTGTTTTACATCTTCAGCAATCTGCTGTTGCATAAATACCATAAAGCCTGTCTCACCTTCATTAGTACCCTTGGTATTATACTCACCACGGATTTTATCATCAAGGTCAAACCACTCCTTACGCATTGCAGCAATCATATCATTCTGAAGTTGTTGATCAGACTTGCTTTCTTGTCCAGGTTTAGATCTAAGAATAGAAACACCTTGACCAATAAGGTTCATTACCTTTCCTGAGTCAACGCGCTTTCCATCTTCACGTGTAAAGATACCTTCATTTCCTGGGATACGATCAATAAACGCTTTGTCAAGATATGAAGTGATGTTAGTAACCTTATCACCAGTTGCTTTCTGTTCTGCTGCAGCAGCTGCATATGCGGATTCAAGAACACTACCCATGTAGTTCACAGGTATGTTATTTCTATTCATCCAACGAGCTACTTCAATCCCTTGAGACCCAGAAGCAAACCCAACAGGTTTTACTTCCTTACCGTTTATTGTTTCAGTATCACGCTTGATTAAGTCTTCAAGAGCCTCACCCATTTGTTTACCAATCTTTAGCTCTCTATCAATATACTTTTGAGTGTTTGGAACTAAAGCTTCATCTTCATGGAAAGCAAAAGGATTAAGTTGTTTACCTTGAGAGTTTACATAAAAGATGTTTCCATTATCATCTTTCATTTCAACAGCAGTAACCTTACCTCTTCCACCTTTATCATAGAAAGTTTTTACTGTGCCTGTACGCATAGGAGGTTTAGTAAGAACAGGCTTATCTACTAGGTCTCTAGGATCACCAGATTTTTCAAAAGCAGAAATAGAGTCTGTTGTTTTCTTACCTTTTTCAATAAGAGAAAACACATTTTGCCTACGCTCTTTAGCTAATGCCTTTTCATCAAGACGTTTCTCTTCAGCTAAGGCTTTCTCTTCAG